ATCCTAAAGTACCACCTAAGCCAAAATACCCCTAAATTTTAGGACTAAGGGGATCTAAGTATACCATTAAAAAGGAGAAAAACAAATGAAATTGTACAGTGTATGGGAACCGGATAGAGTATTTAGTGGAAATACATCAAAAGAAATTTTAGAATCTTATAGAGGTGCTACTCCATTTATTACAGGTAATATGGAACAATACGCTAAATTTTTGTCTAATCAATACGCTAAATATCAAAATGAAGATTTACCTGAATCTATTCACGGAGTAGTTTCAGGATTGATCGCACTAGGTTATTGGAAGATACTAAGTAAATAAATTTAAAATCCCTTGACAATACCTAAATACTAGGTTATATTGAAGATAGAAAGTCGAAAACACAGGAGTAAATCACCATGAAACTTAAAACCATCAAACAACAAGTTTACGCTCAACTTAATGTTTCTTCTACAAAAGAACTTAAGAATAAATTAATGCAGCTTGATTATCGAGTAGATGCCAAATTAGATTTAAGGAAAAAAGAAAATTGGCTACATTTGTACAACCTATTCGTTAACGATTAACCCTACTCTTACCGTTTCGTACTAGGCTATGATATAGCCTGCTACAGTAACGCTCAATATAGTCAATAAAATTAGCTTAGGATGCATACCACCTAATGGTAAGATTAAACGTCAAATTTTAGGAGTTATAAATGGGTGAAATACAAAAGTACCAAGGAAACCAAGATGAAAACAACCCGTATGAAATAGTAGATGCTGAATTGGCTAAAGATGAAGAATTAGCAAACAACTTAGAAAATGCAATACAAAACGATCCTAATATAAAGAACGAATTGGAATTGGCAGCTTACAACCAACAAAAGCAATTAGAAATTTTGAACAAACTAAAAGGAGATAAAGGCAACATTGTAATCAATAACAATTTTTACATCAATAATAGTGTAAACGACTCATACAATTCTACAGACAATAGTCGTAAAAGTAGTAGTAGTCGTTTTAGTGGTTTATCTTTAGATGAAAACAACACTATACTAGCTTTAGTTTACACGATACTTATTGTTACATTATTATTAGTTTTTGGTGAGTATACAAGTAGGATGATTGATGACAAACCAGCCCCCGAAGAAACAAACAAAGAATCTGTTGAATAAACAACAGCAACAACAACAGCAACAACAGCAATCAACAAGTGGATTTAATAGGGATGATACCATGATTAAAAATATACTATCAGATTTATCAAAATACGTATCAATAGGAATGATAGGTATGGTCATAGGAACTATCATGTATAACAATAATCCAGACATGTTGGCTTCAGCTGAAAATGTAAGAGGTGGTATAGGTTACTTAGGTATAATATTAATTTTCACACCACTAATTGATAAATTGGTTACCCCTAAAACTATGCTTTTTACTTTATTAACTTCTATAGGTATTGGTGGTATTTTAATTAGTTGGTCGTTCGCTGTTCAAATCACTTTAGCTTTTTAATGCATGGGTGATTTGAATTAAACCCCTAGTTATTTTATCCCTATTAATAATAGGGATAAAGTAATAGAAGGTTAGAATAAATATGAATATAACAGGTAAATTAAGAAATGAAAACTTATTATCACTAAATGCTTACTCACCAGAAAGCTTAAATAATGGTTTAAATCTTACAGGTGATCTATTTCAACCAATAGATCCTGAGATACAAGAAGTAGAAAAAGCACCCGACGAAAATACAGGATCTACAGAACCAGATAATCAAGATTTTAATCCCAAAGCACTTTCAAAACTTACTACTAAACAAGATTATTCATTAGTAGTAACAGTACCTAAAACTAAGGTAAAAGTAGTCAATGGGGACGATCTGTCTGATTATTTGGTAAATTTTTCGTTATCTTTCCCCATTAGTGGTGCTATAGAAGGGGATATATCTTTAACTGGTGTCCCCAAAGATATAAAAGTTAATGTAGGTAGATTTATAGAGATTAAACAATGCTGGTATAATATGGATGGTACAGAAAACTGTCTAGGTTTAGGTAAATTTTATGTCATAACATCTCCTAAAATATACTCTGATACAGATGGAACATTAAACATGGACATTATCATAGGAGATGAGTTGAATTATTTTGGTGAAAGGAATAGAACACCTATTGATCTATATTGTGGTCCACGCCCTACTCATGCAGGTAAAGCTGCTGAAATATATGCTAAAACTCATGGACTAAAAACAAAAAGTTTCCCATTAGGTCATAAGTTACCAAATCTTGACGATCAATCTTTTTCTTCAGAATCGCCGTATCAATATTTACAAAAACTATATGCTCCTAAAAATAAAGATGTAAGATGTAATGCTAATAGTGACATCATAGTTAAGAAAAGACCAGCGTATGGACAAAATACGATTCATAAAATCGATTGGTATCAAATCTTAGAATTAGATCCTAGAGTAGCATATAACTATGAGGAAATATACCATATAAAGATTAACAATAATTTCACATTGTTAAAAAGTATGGAAGAGGAGCAAATATCCTACACTACTACCACTAGTATTCCTTCAAATAAGAAGCCATGGTTTAAAGGGGGTTATACTGAAACTGAGACAACAAAATGGATGGTAGGAGAAACTAAAGTACATGAGGAAATACATCAAAAAGGTTATGTTCCCACTGTAAATCAATGGTCAGATTCAGATCAAAAAGCTGACCAATGTAAAGATGGATCCTTTGATACAAAAACTAGTAACCCTATACCTGTAGAGTGGGGTACTGTTAAAAAGGAAACGTATTCTTTAACATCTCAAAATCATATTAGTGGTGCTAAATTAGTAGTAAAAGAGGAAAAATGGGTCAACGGTAAAAAAGTAGAACAAGGTACAGGACAACAAAGCGGTAATTATAAACTTTATGATGGTAAAATCGAGTATCAGAAGGATGAATACGAAAATACCCCTCAGAAAAATCCCGATGTTTGTCAAAAAGATTATATTTATTTGCAAACTAAGCACCATCATGAGAGATATGGTTTTACAAAATCAGTATTCGGGTATAGACTACAAGAACAAAAAATAGATAAGTACGAGCCAATTACTAAATCTACTCTAGGTTTAACATCTTATATCGGTGCTGGGCAAGTTTGGCAAAAAACAGAAAAAAGAGGATCCTATTCTGAAGATGATGACACATTTATCAAACAACCAGACAGAGTTATAGAAGACGAGGATCCCCCTAATAGTAAATGGGTAAGACCACCTAGACAAGATATAAATGCATTTACTGAAGTTAAAGACGATAGAGTAGAGGAATTTGAAGGTAAGCCAGAATCTAAAGAAGCTCCTTTTTGTTTCAATATGCAACAGTTAGAGGAATTTGGGCATAGATTTCTAAAGGAAAACAATGGACTAGCAAAATCTATAGAAATAGTTCTACCATATCATTATGTGATTTCACTTGGTGATAGCGTTGAATTTACAGACAAATATGGCGACATAAAATACTATATTGTACATAATATTTCCATCAATCAAGATTTGAGCGATAGTGTAAAAACATTGTTATTACGTCGTGTTGATTATTGACAGTTTCATTATTTTTAGTTATACTTAAAATAGTAGTAAAGTAGAGGATTAAACTATGCTTAATTATGTCATAGATAAATATCATTTTAGTATCCATGAAATGTCTATTTACACATCTAATAAATGTAAAAAACCTAATGTAAGAGTTGTCAAAAGAGAGTTAATTTCACATATAATCTATGAAGAAACAAATACACATGTACCCCTAAAGATTATGAATTCTCTAGTGTTAATGTTTGGATGGAAAGTTCCATTTAAGGTCACACCTGGTATTGCTTCAAATTTTCTTTATTTAAAATATTATACCCATCACACGGATTATCCTTACCCAGTGCCTATTTATTTTCTATCATGGGTACTAGATAATCCTGAGCAATTGATTGAAGAATCTAGGCAAAGGTACGAACAAGCCAGTAAAAAAGGTAAAAAAAGGTAAACAAATAAAAACCAGGGAAAACTTAATCCCTGGTTTATTTATTTTATAGAAATGTTCTCTTAGGTTTGGTAGGTTGTCTTACTTCTATACCTAATTTTTTAGCTTCATTTATAAGTGTATCAAATTCATTTTGAGCTTCTGGAATATCTTTAACATTAAGATTTGCAAAGAAACCTGGTTCTAATTCCCCTTCTGTTACTACATTTCCATTTTTGTCTATTTCTGGTTCTGTTTTCCAAATTTTAAAACCTGAATCAATAGCAGTTAGTTTAGAATTACTATATGATGACCATATTTCATCTCCGTTATCATCCTCAGTTAGTAAACCTATGTCTGCATTTCTGGCAGCTTGTTTAGCTGTATCTTCGTCTGGTGCCTTAAGGTAATAAGTAATGTATGCCATAAATATCATCTCCTTATAAATACGGATGGTTAGGATTAAATTGATTTATTAATCCATGTTTTAATGCTAAGATATACTCCAGTTTTTCTTCATTGTCGTTTGTTACTTCAGATCCTGTAACGAAAATTATTTCTCTTATATCAAAATTGCTAGTATTTCCTACAACATCACTTCCTAATCTACCACCACCATCGGGTAAACCTATGCTTTTATTTGTAGTTGTAGATCCTTCTAGATAACCATTGCATTTTACTTTTCTAGAATTACCATCGATCCATTCCCATACGACGATATTGTAATTACTAAAATCGAAATTTACTACACTAGGTCTGAAATTATTTCCCCAAATATCTATTCTATATGAACTTGGTGGGTTACCCCCTTTAAAACCAATATGAGGGGAGTTGCTACCACTGTTACCAAGTACAGCACCATATACACAATCTAAATAATCTGTTTGTTTTAATACTGCTATACAAAAATGATTTTGATTAGCTATGTAATCTAAATTTAAATCTAAAAATTTATTTTCTGTAAAAGATATTACGTTTCCATCGTATGGTGCTTTGTGTGAATCTACAGTTTGAGTAGCTGTGTAGCTATTATTTGATTTATCTTCTACTTGAGTTACACCGAAAGAATCAGTAGTTATTGTAGAAGTATCCGTGAAATCGTACCATGATTCTAAAATAGAAATATCAATATAATCAGAAAACTTGTACACAGATGGATATACTTTGCCTTTTTTACCTATGCCATAAAGGTTAACAGGATACACCATGCCATTAGTATTAGATTTGTCTATAGTTTTAGGTATTTTCATAAGTATCCTTAAAATAGCTTAATTGTTCTCAAGTCTAGAGTAATAGTGGTACTAGCTCCAGAATTGTTGGTGATTTTAAAGTAGATATTGTCAGTGATTGGGTTTTCTGTATTGTGAAAACTAGTCGTAGGAGTGAATCGATAAGTACCAGCACTACTAAACACAATCTCGGCTAAAACACCGCTTCCATTTTCAGGTGCTGTACTTTGACTTCTAGAGCTATCATTACTCCTAGCTGTAGGATCTGAATATACTACAACCCAACATGCTGCATCTGCTGTAATATCTACAAAAGTTCCAGTTCTACCTAATGCAAAACTAAAATTTTCACTAGCACCATCGGCTAATGATGCGGTAGTGTGGGTATTTTCTAAAACGGTAAAAGGTGAAGGAATTGTACGTATGGGACCATTATCTGGTTCCCTAAATTTGATGTCATTATCTTGGAAAAATAATGCGGCTTGAGCTACATCTGTATTAGGTGCTGTTGCTAAGTTATTTAGAGCAATGTTGCTATATGCTTCACCAGGGTAAAGTAACTCTAAAGATAAATCGATATCACCAGATAAAATATTAGAAGTTTCGTTATCTGAAAGCTTGTAAGGGAATATTATAAATCTTCCTATATATCCGTTTATATAGGCATTAGTCCCTTCATAATTTGATCCTAAGTATACTCTATCTAGTGAAGGTATACCGCTATTGGTAAAAGTATGAGTAGAGCTATATGTGCTGTTATCATTTACTGTAAAATCGATATTAGATACATCTTGTTTTATTCTTAATACATGTCTTAAAGTATTTATAGACTCTGATAAAGATATATCATGAAAATATTTATTTCCAGAAACTGATTTATAATTTCTTAATTGCGATCCTGCGTTCAGCATAAGATTAACATATTTGTTATCATTTCCATCATTTGAAATAACGAAAAATCTATTACCTGATTCTAGCTCAAATATATCAGTTAAATGATAATAAATGCTAAATTCATCTGGATAGAAGGAATTAGAAAAATCATTTCCTTGTACTGATGCTATATCTGCGGATCTTGTGGCTGTGGATGTAGTTGTAGGAATATAGGAAGTTAAGAAATCTTTTTGCTCTAATTGCGCACCCCAAAAATAAACACCAGACGATCCATCTCCAGTGTAATTAACCTCACCTGCATCATTTCCTATGGTATAAGATAATAAAATATCAGAAGGGGAATTACTAGAAGTTAAAGAAAGATGAATTCTAAACCAATTATTTTGAAATTTAATTATACCTGCATCATCTGTAGTCATTCCATTACCTGTGTTTGTGACTATTGATTCAGATGCCAAATCAAAATATGTATATGTTGTACCCGTTCCATCATGTATACGTATACTTGCACTATTCCTTCCGGCTGGTTTTACAAATATAGAAGCTGTAAACCTAGAAGCTGTTACAGGTATACTACCTTTAAAAATTCTATGTAAATTGGTAGTTGTATCTTCTATTAATTTTTGACTAGTAGATACTCCTGATGGATTATAAATATTTTCAGTACTAATGGTTATATTATCTTTGGTCCAATAACCATTAGTAAAATCTTCACTATGATTTAATTCATTAGTAGATCCTTCTTCGATTAACAAACCTTTACACTCATGAGTTAAGGGATCGTAACCTATTCTGGGGACATCAGTACCAACCGTTTTAATGTATCCATTAGGTTTAACTACTGTGGCACTAGATGCCCTGGTGAAAGTTAATCCATCTAGATTTCCATCTTTTAGAAAGTCTAAATCAATACTAGGTTTTAATTCTTGACCTAGATCCGTAAATTTGATTGATGCGTTAGTGTCAGGCTCATTTTGTACCACATAGGAGGTTAACCCCATTGTTTCTAATACTCTGACATCATCGGCTTCTCCACTTTCTTTAAGTAGAAATTTACCTTCTGGTGAGGCATAAGCTTTACCATTAGCACCTGGTGCTACTCTCGTTCCAGCACTAATCGTTTCTCCTAATACTACCCATGCTTTACCTTGATTGCAGTAGTAATTATTACCTAGAGAAACGCCTATGACATTATTAGGAGATTCACAAATTTCTAGAGTATTACCATTAGCTTTTACAAATAGACCTCTAGAAACAGATCCATTTTCCATTTTAGACCACTGGTCGGGTTTTATAGGATAATGATAAGTAGTATCAATATCTGTAGTTCCATCGTAAGTGGTAACGGTGCCAATTTTAAAGAATAAATCGGGAATAGTAGATCCCGTAGAATATTGTAAGATGCTTCCTTTAGGAGTAACTACAATATCCCATGTTCCCTCATTGGTTCTATCTAAGGTTAATTCTTTAGTGAAATAATTAGCAATAAGTCTCCCTTTATGCTCGATTAAGAAAGGAGATACTTTAAGTATACCAAAAGTATCACTACTAAAGATTCTAGGCATAAAATCTATCATGTCTACTTTAGCAGATCCAGGAAACCAATCATGACTAATTGGTAATTTAAAACTTCGATTATTTGTAGTGATACGTAGTTCTAGATTTAGATTAGGATCTTGGAAACCATTAGATGGAAAATCAATCAAAGTAACCCTTAATTTCACAAAACTACGTTTAGGTAGTTGTGCTGGTATAGTATTAAAAGAATCAGCAGGGTTACCCCATACAATTGTTTTATTGTAGAGTGTAGAAGGGGAACTACCTTTATAAGAAAAGGTACCATCTAATTCTATCTGCACTCTGTCATAATATTGAGTAGCAGTAGAAAAATCGGTGTTATCTACAATATTGAAAGTTAAATTCTCAACAGGCGCTCCATTATTGTAAACATAAAATACTTTAGTGGGATTATTTCCTGGTGAAAATTCCCCAAAATCTAAAGAATTAATAGTACTACTTTGGGTGTCTTCATTATCAGAAGTAGACCACGAACTATCAAAAGAATCTATAGTTATAGATCCCTTAGCATCTGAATTCCTAGGTACAATATGGTATACAACATCGTCAGGTGAAATCAGGATTTCATCTCGTTTATATTCAAGATTGTCGAAATACGATTGAGGCGTAATGGTAGCAGGCAAATTGGTTTGTACTGCGTTTGACCATTCTGTGTGTTGACCATCTAAATTAACCCGTCTATGTCGTACCCAGTAATTGTTACCTGAGTTATCTGTTGTTGGTTTTGTACTTGGTTTTTGTACTTGTGTCGATCTGTATTGTAAAGGCATAATTTTTAGTTTTCATCTCCTATTTATTAATTACAATTTTAAAACTAGGGGTCTATGCGGGGGGATCTACCGATATACTAAACCATCCTATACCTAAAGATTTATCCAAACAATGTTGTATAGCCGTTTGTTTATCTCCATAATCACTAATACTAAAAGATCCGCATTCAGTAATAATTCCAGTAGTACTCCCATCTGGAAATACTGCTACAAGTTTAGCTCTGCAAAGTATGTCTCCAGTGGGGTTACCGAATGTTTCATCTTCTTCTGCGTCCATATCTACTCTAAATTTATCTATAGGACCGTTTATCTCTTTAGAAACTGATTTGGAAGAACCTGCAACAGTACCAGGGGTACAATTAAAATTTGAATCCTCAGGACATTTTTCACCGCATTCATATAAACCGAAAAAGAAATTATCATTAGCTTTCCTACTACAAGAATTTGGCTCATTTAAACAGCTTCCAGACGTTTCAGCTTTCACAGTATAAGTACCACTTTGGTCCAATGGTGGTAATTCACAACCTGAGCTTATGCAATCTTCTATATTTTCAAAGGGACCATCATTTTGTTGTGTACACTCTCCAGAAATACAAGCATATCTTTGTATAGGATTTGGATCAACATTATCAGATTCATCAGAACCGCAATTATCTTGGCATTCACTTAAAGTTGCATATATACCACCACCTGGTACTTGTTTACAACCTCCATTTCTACATTCCCAACCTGCTGAAGTTGGATCGTTTGGACACCCATCACCAGTTGGTCTATTATCACCGCAGCAAAGTTTCATTACATTTCCATCAGATAATTCTGCAAATCCTCTAGAAGATGTACCAGTAGGACAAGGATCGTCAGATGAAGATACGTTATACCATTGACAGTCATCATCACTTCCCCCACAGCCTTGTGGTGGAGTAGAATTATCATCACCACCATTTCCAGGATTATCTGGATTATCAGGTGGTGGTGTGTAACCTGAGTTATCTCCTGGTGGTGGTGATGGTGGATCATTCCAAGTAGTACTACTACCACCACCACTTCCACCACCGTCATCACTACTACTAGTAGAAGTTTCAAGATTTCTATTAGGATCAATAGCTAATGGATCTGTAGGAGATGGTGGAGGATCGGGAGTATCAGCAGTACCTAAACCACCACTATTTTCTTCATCCTGTTCATTTTCTGTATCATCCCCTGGTGATGTTTGACCTGGTTTACATGGATCCATTTCATCAGTACTAGATTTTCCTTTAGTTAGTCCCCCTGATTTTTCAACTTTACCACCTGCTTTAGATTTACCACCACTTTCTACCCTTCTATTATGATTTTGAATATTTAAATCTCTAGATCCTTGTTCCACATTATCCCTATTAGCTGTGGCTTTTTTCATAGGTTTAGGTTGATTATCACTCGGTCCTTGAATATTATTACCTTGACCATCATTAATAATAGTCTCACCTGTTACATTATCTTGACCCACAGTATGACCTGTAATTACACTACTACCCTTTTCTTCAGATTTGGGGTAACCAGTTCTACGATTTGATGCTATTTCTCTGACTCTATCTTCTGTTCTTATATCATTATCTTTATCCTCAGAATCTGACGAATCAGAACTAGGCTGACTAATTACAGGATCTCTTGTTGCCTCATAAAAAGCTCTAGAGGATCTACCACCCGCAGCATTAGAATAAACACTAGCAGTATTCATATCCTCTATTCCGGATCTACCTGCTTGTTGTCTCCATGTGGCAGCTTCTCTAGCTCTACGTTCGTATTCACTAATAGCCATTTCTAATCCTCCATATCTGATGTTAGTTTGGTTCCTTCTTTAAACGAAAAATTAAGAAAATATAATTTACCTTTTCTTTTCACTTCTGATACTCTCAAATTCCCTTGAACAGCTACATAATACTCCCATAAATACTTATTTAGACCTAAATCTTGTTGAGTTTTAACTGTAGTATCTGGTACTTTATATCGAGTACGGTTTTCACTAATCTCTGTGTACGGTTCTACTAATATATAGATCACAGTTTCCCATGGTTTAAGCATGGATTTGGCTTGTTTATTATAGGTCATAAGTGCCATTATTTTATTATATTCTGTGGCATTTAAAGCAGCAGACCAAGATAACTCTAATCTTTCATCCCATCCACCCATTTTTAAATTTCCATTAGCTAATCTCTCAGTAGAAGTAGAAAGATTAGACCAATTGACTGGTACATCTCCATTAGGATATGTTACCACGTTTATTCCTGGTCTTACTCCGTCTATACCACCTGGGTCTACTACAATACTTAAATCATTCATTTAAATTCACTCCTTTAGTTTTTATCTTTGCCACTAGGTCGTCTCTGAATGATTCTAGGTTCTGGTATTTGACTACCTATCCTAGAAGGTAAATTATTAAGTTGAGTTGCTACTTCAGACCTAAGATTGGAAATATGGTTGTTCATACTTGAAACACCATTAGAAATATTATTTCCAATAGATTTTAAATCTTTAAGATGTACATCAACTCTACTTAATTTAGCATTAGTGTGATGAGTATTATCTGCTATATGTGCTGTGGCTTGAGATAACCTATTGAAACCTTGTATTTGCATAGGTTGTCTAGATTGAGATTGATTAGGACTAGATTGTCTATTGTTACTAGGTCTAGTATTCCTAGATATTTCACTTAGTTTTTGATTGGATTGAGAAACGCCACTAGACACATTAGATGTTTCTTGAGTATTTCTATCTATAGCTCGTTTTTCTTTATTGCTATTTTGTTCTATAGCTTGTTTTTGCCTATCCATTATTTGTTGATATTCATCACGGCTAATCATACCACGTTGTAGTAGATTTTGTAACTCATCTGTTTGCACCCTGCCTGATTCTCTAGCAGCCTCTACCATCCTTTCTGATGCTTCTTTTAAAGTTTGAGAATTATCATTATTAGCTATTATTTCAGCTAATTCTTTTTCTAATTTAGTAGTTTCAATTTGCTGGTTAATTCCTTTTCTTTTTATTTGTGCCCTACGTTCGGTTAATTGTTGTCTTTGTTTGACAGTTTGTTTTCTTTGTCGTAATCTTTGTTTTTCCTCTTGATTTTCTGCTTGTTTAATTTTTGATTGAATATCTGTTAATTCTTCTTTAAGATCCAATTGTTTAATCTCATTAGCTACTTTTAGTTGTTCTCTGTCATTTTTAAGTTGCTTAATTTTTAACTGTAATTTACGTTGTTCTAGACTAGCTAAGGTAGATTGTATTTGTTGTTGTGCTTGCCCTACACTTAAACTACCTTGTTGATTTCTAAGTGTTTGACCTGTAAGTTGTTCTACTAATCCTACTAATTCTTTTCTAGCAGCTAAAGACGTATTCTGAGAATTAAGTTTATTTTGGATATCACTTAGTAGAGAACTTTGTTGTTGAATAGATTGATTTTGTACTTGGAATTCCTGTGCTTGAATCTCAGAACGTTGTTGTGCTAATTGTAATCTTCTTTGTTCAGCTTCTATAGCTTGTCGTTGTTTTTCAGCTTGAGCTTGATAATATTGATTTTCTAATTCACTTAATCGTTGAATTTGATTTCTTTTAGCTTCAGCTAATTGTTGTTGTAATTCAGCTTCTCTAGCACTTCCTTGTTCTACTACTTGTAATTTTTGCTGTATAGCTTGTATTTCTGATTGGTAAGTTTGTTGTGCTATTTGTCTACGTTGTTCGTAGGTTTGAAGTATAGTTGCTCCTGTTTGTTTCCATTGAGCTTGTAATTGTGCTAGTTGTTGTTGATTTTGTGCATTACGTATTTGTGCTTGTTCTCTAATTCTATTTAATTGTTCTCTTTGGTATTGCTCCTCTAGTTGATTTACTTGTTGTGCATATTGTTGTCGTTTTTGTGCTAATTCTTTTTCTAATTTAGCTCTTTGGGCACTACCTTTAGCAGCATTTTGAATTCGTTTTTGCATTATTTGTTTTTCTACTTGGAAAGATTCACGTGCTAATTGTTTTCGTTGTTCATAAGTCTCTAGAAACCCTTTTCCTTCAGCTTCCCATTGAGCTTTCATCGATGCTACTTTTTGTTCTTGTAATGCTAAAGTACGTTGATTATGTAATTCTTGTAATCTTTGTTGTGCTTGCTGTGTTTGCTCTTGTAGTTGTATTTTCTTTTCTTGTACTTTCCTTTCTGCTTCCATCCTAGTTTCAGCACTAGCTTGAGACTGATTAGCTAAATCTTTAAGATATTTGATTTGTTTTTCAGTGGCTTGTTTTCTTATTTCTAGTTTTCGTTGTATTTTAGTAGATTCAGATTCATCACTTAAATCTACTTTACGGGTATCTAAGTCTGCTTGTTTTTGTATTGCACTTATAGTACTTTCTACAGATTTTTTATAATCTTCAAAACTTCTACCAGCTTCTTTAGCTTTGTTTGAAGATTGGTCCATAGCTTGATTTGATTTCTCTTGAGCTTGTGTGTATTCCTGTTGTTTGGATTTTAAAGCGTCAATTGTATCTTGTAATATTTTACCCGATTGAGTATTAGCACCTATTTCAGATTTGGCTTGTTTTAATGTCTGTAACCATCTATTAAATTTCTCATCAGGTAATGCTTCTCCTGTTTCTCTCATTTGTGATACAAGTTGATTAGTTTTAGAAATTAAAGGTCCAATTTCTTCGAGATTTCCAATCTTTTCTAGATTTTCCATTTCTTCATTCATGTTTTTCATGTGACGATTTAAAGCAAATATAGCACCACCAGCAGCTGCCAAAGTACCAGCTAAAGGTGCCCACGCTACAATAAATGCTTTTACAGCAGCTGTACTAGTTCCTAATGTAGTAGTTAAAGTACTAAATCTTGCTGTCACATTAGCAACACTCATGCCCTTTAATGCAGTGGTAGCTTTAGTAACTAAAGGAATAAACGCAGTAACAGCACTTGATAAAGTTTTATAAGTAGAGACTAATGTTGTTAACCCACCTGCTAAAGTTGTAGCAGCACCTGTTAATGCTACTGTAGTTCCTATCATTTGTTTAGTTGCTGGGTCTAAAGAATTAAATGCATCTAATAGATTATTTACTGCTTCTATAACAGGCTCAAACGCTACTAAAGCACCTTGACCAAATTCTACTAAATTATTTTGTAATTTATTGAAAGCTCTCTGTGCCTTTTGACTTGCTGTTTGTTCCACATCTCTAAATGCTTTCGCTACTTCACCACCAGCATCTCCCATAGCCTTTAAGTTTTCGTTAAAATCTTTAGCATTATTTGATACTAAATTTTGTGCCGTAGCCAGTGCTTCTACGTCACCAAAAAGCTTAGCCATAGCTTCAGAAGTATCACCACCTGACTGAACAATACTCTGAAGCACTCCATCTAAACCTTTTGCTTTTAGTGCAGCTGCATTAAATTCAATACCTAGTTTATCTGCCATTTCTTTAGCTTGACCACTAGGTTTAATAATATTGCTAATCATACCCCTTAAACCACTAAATGCAGCTTCAGCTTGTTGACCTTTAGCAGTAGCAGTTGAAATAGCTGCATTTAATTCCATTAAACTAACACCTGCATTACTAGCAATGCCTGCCACACTCCCAATTTGTCTCGCATATTGGTCAGCGGTGATCTTTCCCTGATTTTGAGTCTGTACCATTAGATCCATCACATGTTTCACTTGTTGTGATTTTGTGCCCACATCTTGTAATTGGGCACTATAGCTATTCATAACAGATGTAGTAGCATCTGTAACAGTACCTAATTCAGACATACCACCAATGGCTGTTTTTTGCCCTTGTTCTAATAGTTCTAGTACAGCTTCTTGTTCTTTAATACCAGCACTTAAAATATCGTAACTTGCTTTGGCAGCTTGATTTACCTGAATAGCTCCATCCATTTTATCTGCCAAGTTGAATAAAGCTTGGCTGAATTCTTCTGTACTCCCGGTAGCTTCAGTAGACACAGATTTAAGCCTAGCCAAATTTTCCTCATACTCAGCAGCCATTTGAGCCGTCTTAGCTGAAAATGCCGTCATCGCAGCACCTGTCATAGACAAAGATCGACCTATATTTTGTACTCTATTTCTTACATTCTCATCACCTTCTAATCTCATCATTATCTCATATACACTTTGAACACTCATTAGCTATACTCTCCTTTTATGCCTTTATTGCTCAAATACTCTAAATGTTTTTCAGCTTCTGTAAAAGAATTATCTAATAAATATAACAAAAATTTTCCACTTTCAGTTAACTTAGCCAACCTATAACTACCTTCAGCATCAGTGTGTGAGTATAAATACTCATCTTCTGTGATACCTAATTCTGTAACCCTATTAGTGGTGAATGTGTCTACTTCAGAAGTAGTAGCACCACTAATTTTAGCTAATGAATCCAAATCAATATAGATATTTCCATTATCTTTACTTTTAAATGCCTTTACAAATACATCATAAAGGCTGATCGATAGTTCCTTACTATATAAATACGAATTTACTGGTAAATTTTCAAATTCCATTTTTATTTTCTCCCTATGTGTATACTCTCATCTATTATTTAGATAGATAAATAAACTAGGGGTCCAATACAAAAATCCTAGCCCTATTTAGGACTAGGATTATGTATTTATAAGTAATGGTAGAAAATAATCGATACTAGAAGTAAATTAATTGTCCATAGTATTTGAATTATGGGGTCATTGTTAGACATTGTACATTCTCCTTAAATTTCTCATAATTTCCATAATATTCCCACAAATTAAAATCCAACACATTTCCTGTTATCATTGCTACTCTACTAGGTATATAAACAGAACCATTAGTAACTAAATAAGGTAAATTACCAAGCTCTTGCACAAAGTATATCATAAAATCTCCTCTACATTCTAAGTGGGATCAAATTCAGACTAAAACTGGCTAAATCGTACGTGTTTTCAATTTCTACAACGTAGATGCCTTCTCTTAGTTTTACCAAATCACCATTATCGCAGTATTTCAATATAATTTCTGGTTGGATATCATGTCTTGATGATAAAGGGTATTCTAAATTCTTATAGGATACGTAGTGATCTCCATTCTCGTCTACTCTAAATTCGTATATATATTCCATAGTTACTCCTAAAATTTTACTGCATTTTGGTGTTTAAAGGGTAGCCAAGGTGGTATTAATCCTGAAATTTAACCTTGGCTAAAATACCCCTTTATTGTTGTACTGATGAAATTTGGTAACCCCAATCAGCAACTAAAAACTGTTTAACTGTATTCATCATAATTGGTGTTTTATCAAATAAAGCACCAGTTAAGACTGCATGTGCAAAACGAGTTTGAGAAGCAACAGAAGTATAAACGAGTTGCAAAGCGTTAGTATTTCCAGTCATAGCTGCTTTTAAAACTATTGCAGCTGCTTTTTCTGCTGGGATTGACCCAGATCCGTAATCACTACGTCCTGAATTATAGAGGTAATTAGCTAACCAACAATCGTCAATGTAACTGTACCCTTCAATCATTTTTCCCATTACTTTTACTTTGTCTTGCATTTTTAACTCCTTAATTTAATTTGCAACTTATTTTCAATTTAACTAATCTCTGTCTTTTTGTCAAGACATTTCCGATAAAATTCCAGCTTTAAAAGCAGCATAGTAAACTTTATCAGGATCCTCACCTGCCAATAAATCTGCTAATAGCTCAAAATTAGCAGGATCCATAACGCGATAACTAAAATTGTTGTAAATTTCATTAATGAAAATTGTTCCATCGTCTGCCACCTCTATGTTAGTAAATTTACCTACAAACATAATGCCTCTTACAAATTTTCTAAAATATCTCTAATTTAGTACTCGATGCATAGTGCCACACCAGCACTTGCTAAATACATCATAATAGATAATGCTACTGTATTAGCTTCATAATATGATTTAAACATTAGAAAGGAAATTGCTGTATCTATATCTAACCAGCTACTATTATCTATTTCCTTTAATTTGAGTTTTTCTGTTTGTTCAGAGAGAACAAACCCTAGTGGATCTACTTCATTTAACTGATTAAGGAATAATTCTAGAGTCATAGGACACTCTGAAGAATACAGTACTTCGTTTAATTGATATGCATCCAAATAAATTTCCATTCCATCTTCATCGACTAATGCTCTAAGCTGTAAATCAGAAACATCTAAAGTCCCTTTTTTGTACATTTTAGTTTCTCCTAAAATTTGTTCTATCTTCAATATAACCTAGTTTCAAGATTTTGTCAAGGGATATCAATCTGTTTATTTATTTTGTTTAATAACTAAATAGTCATTAATTAATTTGGGATCTAATGCTTTGTTTTTACAGTCGTTGAAATTGTTACCCTGTACCGATAAAAAGTACTTGTCGTCTAAGTACTCTTTAATACTGGCATACCAGTATGGATCATGATAATGAAATTGAATGTATACGATTTGATAGTTTCCTGCGTAATATGGATGAAACATTTTAATACCTCCTATTTCTGTTGATAAATTCAGGGTAAAAATCTAATTCTATGTAATGGTCTTTATCCCACTCTCGTTCGTTATAGTATGTGTTGATTTCCCACAAGATAGCTGCTACCGAGTGAATTAAAATTTCATCATTCTCATTGTCAACATAAATTTTAAATAATACATCATTACCCCTTCTTTGGTAATAAACTTTTTCAACTCCGTTTAAATCTTCAATCAAGCTTCTAACATGTCCTGCATAAGTGTCCCATTCCATTTTTAGTACTCCTTAAAATTAACTAAAATCTACATTTAATTTTGTTTTTAGACCTAAGCTATCTAGGTATTTTGTGGCATAGTCCAAATACTTTTCAACCAAATCTAAGTCTTCATTTGAGTCTTGATTTAGATTTAGTCTGATGTCGTAAACACCAAATTCACCTGGTTTCTCAGACACTTCTACGTCTTTTACACTTTGGCACTCATTTTTAAGATTCTTTGCTAGTTCAATTAAAACCATACGTCGATTTACTCCTTTAAATTCAATCATATTTCCAACATTAGCGTGTCAATTTTAAACTGTCAAGGGAAATGGTAAATCTTTTATAGACTTAATTACCATTGGTCTTGAAGATAAAATTTAGTTATTATCTTAAAATGAGAGAGTAATCTTCATGGAGTACTAATTCGATGGCTTGATTTAGTATTTCATACAATCTTGATTTACTATCTGTATCACTCTCAACATAAATAGTAATTTCGTAGTCATAATCATAATACCAGTCTGCTTTTTTCACACCAGTGAAATTAAGCAAATTATCTGTTAAATTATCTAAAGTTTGTCTACTAGCCATTTTAATCTCCTTTATAATTTATCCATCTGTTTACAGTATAACGTATCCCTTGATTTATTTGTCAAGAGATACGCTAGGAAATTTTAGCTAATTAGGCATTTATCAGAATCACAACCACTTGGACCTTGCACCTGGTCTTGATTTAGATAGTACTGGTCAAAGTAGGCTAATGCTTTATCAAAATTATCAAACACTTGGTTTTGTTCAATTTCCGCCAAGTATTTTTCGTATACTTCTTTACTAATTGGCTCAAATGGTAGACGTGGGAACGATTGGTAATTATCAAACCGTGCTAGCATTGCAACACTAGTATAGGCACCATCATTGTTTTGAATACTATCGTAGATCCATTGAGATAAACTGTCAATTTCATTTTCCCTGAATTCTATAGTGGCACTTGTGTTATGTCCAGTCCAATGGATCTGGACTTGTTTCCATAGTCCCATTTGTGCTGTTGCTGGAATATTCTCTAGTTTAACCTCATCAGCGCCTTCTAGATGTCCCCAAGTCGTTGTAATTGGAATTTCTACCAACCATTCATTTACTCGCGAATCCCAAGGATCGTCTAATAGGTTGCCATTTTCATCTGTATCGCTGTGTGCTGGAGTGATTCGATAACCCATTGCATTGTAAGCCATAGCAATTGGATCTTCTTTACTGAAAGTAATACGACGAATCATGTGTGATGCTTTGGGTGGGTGCCAACCTGGTGATGCTCCAGTTAATAGGCTTAGAGTACCACTAGGCTTAACGCAGGTGAAACGATTTGGCTTTTTCAGTTCATGTTTATTGCAGTACTCTGTAATTGTATCTTCTACCCAACGATACCATAGATTTAAATACCGTTGTTCTAGTTCGGCATACACTGGACCACGTGTTTCATCATCCATAGGTCTATTTTCTACCATCCACTGAGCATAATCCACACCAATTGCATTCACAAAGAAATCAAATAGACCTGTAATACCTACCCCTACAATAGGGTCCAATTCACGAGAATACTGCATTTTTTCATCTGTGAAATTCTGATGTAGTAATGCAGCTACTGCTAATGCTGCGGCTTCAAATGCTTCTTTTTGTTGATCTAAATTGGCAGGATCTAGATTATTCAAAAATACTTCAGATAGGTTACAAAGGAAATCTTTCCCTTCTATCTCCGCACAAGGATTTGTGCCGTATCGATTAATACGGTGGTTTAGTTCATGTTTATCCATTTCAGGATCTAGACTTAATAGGTACTCTTTGCCGTTTCCTTTCTCGTATTCCTGAATAAATTCATTCTTCAATTCACGGTTAGGCAACAAGTCTGCATTAGCACGGGCTAACACTTCTGGCGTGTACATGATGGCACCTTCACCGCTATAAAATTGGGATTGTACTTTATCCTGAATTTCTTCAAATGATGGCTTACGATGAAAGTTTAGAGTGTGATTAGCCATACGTAATGCATCACGTTCAGGATCGATCCGCCACACTCCATCTTCACCAGGTTGCCATAAGTCTTGTTTATACAATGGCGAGTTGTAATCATATTGCCTTATGCCCGCTGATCGACGCACGTTTCCTGATACGACAAGCAGGGATGGCTCATCAATAAGTAGAGTAACTTCTAGCTGGGTCAGATAACGTCCTGCTGCTTTATTCAGGATTTTAGTTACCTTTTCAAAACACTTTTTAAAGTATGTGGGATTGGCAGTCCCCCCAAATCCTTTCAACTTCTCTCCACTTTTGCGGATATTGGAAATATTTACAATTACCGTTACAGTTCCACAATGGTCAATACCGTTTTGTTCACAGTATTGACAATCAATAGCTAGTTCTAATAACTGGCGATAAAATTTACTCCAGCCTTCTTTGCTATCTCCTACTGTGATTTTAACTGTATTCCTATCTAAACATTCTACAGTAGTGTTTTCTTGACGTTGGGATCGATCCTTATCGCCAATTTCACCATCCCATTGAAGATGAATATAGTTTTCAATTTTAGGTAGTTTATCTACCAGTTTTTGTTCTAATACTGCTCCCACACCGCATCCTAACATCTGGAGATAAAACAGCATCTCCATATCCGCTAACGATTCAGTATGAATACTAACGCAGTTGTATAGTCCATAGTAATTCTGCGGTTTAAAACTAGAATTGGTTCCAGCATACCACAAAGCACGACCTGATGCCGTAGCTTCTAGCTTTAACATTGCACTTTTCAATTTAGATTTTTCATTTTTATCTAATTTGCCAACTTTCTGTAGTCCATCTACCACCCTGTTAACTGTATCCTCATAATTCTCTCGTACTCCGTCCAAAGATAGACGACTATAAGAACGATAATATGCTGCATTAAACGTACTTGCTGATTTCATAAATACTCCTTTGTGTGTATGTGTTTACTGCTGCTATTTATTCTACTCGTTTGAAAAACCTAGGGTTAACCTTAGAGTAGGGTTAATCGTTAACGAATAGGTTGTACAAATGAAGCCAATTTTCTTTTTTCCTTAAATCTAATTTGGCATCTACTCGATAATCGAGCTGCATTAATTTATTTTTAAGTTCTTTTGTAGAAGAAACATTAAATTGAGCATAAATGTTTTGTTTGATGGTTTTAAGTTTCATGGTGATTTGCTCCTGTGTTTTCAACTTTCTATTTTCAATATAGCCTATAATTTTGAAAGTGTCAAGGGGATTTAGAAATTTTCTAAAATCCCCCTTTTAACCGGGTACTACAAGTCTTCTAGACTAATGTCTGGAGTATCTTGGTTAATTTGTTTCCAAGTTTCCAAAGAATCTTCATTGTACCCATTTACAGATACAAGAGAGTTAAATAACATTTGTTCGGACTTCTCTAGATCCTCATAGGAAAGGTCTAGATTTTGTTGTTGTTGTTGGTTGTTGTTGTATTGCATGGTGGTGGTGGTTGTTTGAACGCTACATTTTTAATATACCTAGTACTATGCCAAACTGTCAACTCTTTTCTGAAATTTATTTTGATACCCAACTCTAGAGTCAATCTTGGGCTATGATAGAGAAAAATTTTCAGTAACCCCTTTAGTAGGGTTAACCCCTAGTTTGTCTGATGTGTAAAATAATTGGAATAAAGTGTATTTATAAATGGAGGTTTAAAATATGTCAGGTATTATTACTGGTTTTGTAGAGGGATTAATCACCTATACAGAATCTGGAACAGCGAAAATGTTACCGTTTGCAGATAAAATCGAAAATGCTACTTTCACATACACTTCAGAAAGTGTAATGAGTGAAACTTTCAGCAATCAAGGAATTAAAGGTGTTAGTGCATCTTGTCCATTTAGGGAAAGTTGTAGTATGCAACTAGGATCTTCTAACCTAGCATGGAGTTTCCTACAAGCTGCATCTAATACTCTAGCACGTGATGGGTCAATTAACCCACGTAAAAGCTATAGCTATGTAGTGCAAGATGCGGATCTTGATACTGGTGATGCTACCATCTCAGTTGATTTCACACCGGTAAACACAAATGGCGATAGTATCCTTGTTGCCGATGAAAATGGGAAACATTATGAAGTGACTTACGACGATTCAGCTGGTACTATCACAGTTACCGATCCCAACGGTGATATCACAGCAGGTCAAAAACTAATCATTTCTTATAAAGAAGCCGCTAGTGGTACTCATAACGAGATCGCACTAGGATCGGGCAGTAAGTTGGGTGAAATTGGTCTATATGGACGTTTCTTTGGTTGTCCTGATACTTTGCTAATCGCTATCCCTAGGGCACGTATTGATAGTAATTTGGAAATGTCTGTAGGAGAAGAAGCAGCTAGTGCATCTTTGACTGCTACTGCATTACGAGATAATAATGGTAACTTTGCTGTTATTACTCGTCAATAAATTAAATATATAATTATAAAGTAATAAGGTGGCAATATATGTCACCTTTTGTAAAGAAAGGAGTAATTAAAAATGGCTATGGAATTTGAATATAATAATGAAAATGCAGGAATTTATGCATCCACAGGTATTATAACTGTGATGGATAAAAAACAAAATGTTCAAACAATATATGAACTACCAATGGTAGAATACGAAAATTTCTATAGAAATTGGATTTTAGCAATGCAAGTAGGTAGTGACGACGATTTTGTTAATAATTATATATATAATACACAGTTTAGGAATTTGATGGATACGGCTTGTGATATTGTAGGCATAGACCCAAATTATTTAACACCTGAGCAAATGCAAATTCTGTTTTTAAGTACTGAAGATAAAGATGGTAATATAATACCGGGGGTGATTTTTGGTCTACATAGTACCTACCCAAAGTTCCCTACGTCGAAGATGGATCAGATCCCTTCGACGGTAGAGACAATCCATTTAGTGAGCTTGACAACCCTAACGATTTTGATGTTGCGAGAATATTTGCCTACAATGAATTGGATGGTGAAACCACTTGCCAAAATATCCCTTTGTCTAGGATTATTACTCAATTGGCTTATAGACGTTATGTCGAGATTTTACAAGATTCAGACAAGCTCGAAAAGATTAAGTACAATAAATGGCGAGATGAAGTAAGTCAAAGTGAAATCAAAGAAAATGATCTTAGTCAAGCTTTAGGAGTAAATGTAGAAAAAGGATAAGATAAAATGGATAATTTATACTTAATAAAACAAAGATTATATAATCTATTATCTTCTGATGAGGAATTAGCACCAAAAGATTTAGCTCAAATTGGTGGTTTGGTGTTACGTATTAATCAATATGAAGATGAAAAACAAAAAGAAGAACAAATGGCAAAAGGCAATAACTCTAATATTGTACCTATCCCCACTGGTCCTAATACAGGTTAATTATGAGATTTGACACATATATAGGTAGAGGATTCAAAAGATGGTCAGAAGGTTACTACACACCAGGGCAATTAAAAGCATGGAACGATTTTGATAATTCGTTTATTTTGCTTTCTGGTGCCTATCGCTCGGGTAAATCTGAAATTGGTGCCAGAATGGCTCTACGTCATGCCTTGTGTTTTCCTCAGTCTAAAGTAGGAGTATTTAGGCAACACTTAGCGTCATTAAAACGGAGTACCCTGGTTACAGTCCTAGAGCTAATACATCCAACTTGGCTTAAATACTTTAGCAATACTCAATTACAAGCCGAGTTTATAAATGGCTCTACCATTTCTTTTATTGGTGCTGAATTTAGCGATAGACTAGGGTCCATTGAGTTAACCTATGGCTTCATAGATGAAGCTGCTGAATTATCTGAAGAATCACTAGGTATGATTCAGGGGCGTTTATCTGGTGAACTACTCTATCCACCTAATTATGATTCTTTACCTGATGAGTACAAATCCTACGTTGATAATACTTTTGATAAACGGCAATTAATTCTAGCTTGTAACCCCAAAAGTACTAATCATTATTTATACAAACGATTTATAGAAGATCCTAAACCGGGACATATCTCCTATACTTCAAACTCAATCAGTAACAATAATCTCCCCGAAATCTACCTAGTAAATAATTTATCAGCCTATACTAGACCTGGTGTCAGTAGAAACTGGATTAAAGAACAAATCTATAAAATTAGAAATGGTGAAAAAGATCCTAGTGGGTATTTTCTGCATGACCACTTAACTCCTTTTGGTCAAAGAAATCTGCTAGGAGAGTGGGTAGCACTAGAAGGTGCCATTTACGATTTAGATGATTATTGGCACCTGAGAAAACCAGATTGGGGTACTCCTGTTGCCTATTATGCTGGTGTTGATTTTGGCTACCATAACCCCCGTATTGTAGTCCTATCAGAACATGTCTTAAGCAAAAATGACCAATGGGAATTTAGAGAAAAGTATAAATACGCATCTGCTTATACTATTGTAGAAGGATGGTCTAAGTCTGAGAGTACTCCAGACGAAATTATACAAGCCATGAAACAATTAGATTCTAAATACAATATTGAGTATTTTTACTTACCACATGATCAACCAGGAATAGCTAAGACTGCTAGATTTACTTTAGGATCTTCTAAAATAAAATCGGCAAATACCAAAGTGCTGGGTGGTATTAACCTAGTACATCGTTTCTTTAACCAGGGTAGATTAGTTGTAGATCCAAATGCTAACGATATGGATTTGATTTGGGGAGAGCTTAACGCCTACTCATGGAAACAAAATAGAGATGGAAGCTGGGAAGATAAACCAATAAAAGAAGATGACCACTACCCCGATGCTATCCGGTACTGTTTATACACTAGGCACCACAATGAGCCAAGGGATAAACAAGAAAACTTTGACATTAACGACTTCTATAAAACCGTATCATCTAGGCATACCTCAGATGATATTGGTAACTATAAATTCATATTGTAAAATGGCAACATTTAAGATGTAAACACATTGAAAAGGGAAATGGCTGAAATCGTTATATACAACTTATTTTGGCGACCAATAAAAAATACCCTTTCGGATAATTAAACCCCTTGATATACAAGGCATAAGCGACCAAGAAAGTAAATAGAAGCCATTTACAGTAAAATGTACTTAATAGATAAAAATTTTCTAGGCATACTTCAGATGAATTTGGTAACTATAAATTTATATTGCAAATGGTAACATTTAAGATGTAAACACATTGAAAAGGGAAATGGCTGAAATCATTATATACAGCTTATTTTGACGGCTAAAGAAAATTACCTTTCGGATAATCAAACCCCTTGATATACAAGGCATTAGCGACTAAAAAGTAAATAAAAGCCATTTACAGTAAAATGTACTTGACAGATAAAAATTTTCTAGCTACAATGAAATTGTAGAGTTGAATAGGACACTTAATTTATGTCTAATTTTATTTTTCATGATGGTAATTGGGCAGGATATAATATCCGCTGCTACGTTTCACCAGATGACAAAGTAGACAATGTTTGGATTTTAGTTGCAGACTTACGAAGTTTACTAGGTTACGAAGACCAAACTTTTCTTTAAAATCCCTTGACAATGCCTAAATATTAGGTTATATTGAAAATAGAAAGTAAATAGATAAGATTAAAGGTTGTCAAACAGTGATTAATTTGCTAATATATTAACAATGATCGACAAACGTTTAAATGAAATACGCACCAAGTAGAAAAGCTTTATCCAAATACCTTTTGATAATATGCAAAAGCAGGAAAAATCAATTACAAACGAAAAAGACTTAAAACCTTACTATAACGATGTTTGTAAGGAGATAGTGTCAAACTTGTACTGTCCCATCGGGATCGACTTATCGAGTTTATCATCGAAACCAGTAGTGGAGAAATCGTGGTTCTCCTCAATAAAGGTAAGTCCCCCGAAACTGAACTTACCGAAGACCTACTATCAATTCTGCACATCTTTAGCTGTAGAATGCACGGAAAACGAAGTTATTAAAAAGTCAAAAAAGATTCGTATTACCCCGACGACAACCCAGAAGGCTATATTAAAGCACTGGTTCGGAGTTTCCAGATATGTTTACAATAAGACAGTGGAGTATCTTAAACAACCAAATACGAAAGCAAACTGGAAGGAAATCAAGGGTGGTATTCTGTCTAATCTTCCAGAATGGGCAAAAACAGTGCCGTACCAAATCAAAAGTATCGCAGTCAAAGATGCTTGTACAGCGGTAAGGGAAGCAAAGAAAAAGACCACAAATGGTCAACCGTCATTTGTGAAGTTTAGGTCGAAAAAAGATCGAGTTCAATCTTTCTATGTTCCTTCTAGTGCAATAAAAGAAAAAGGCGTTTACCATACCAAATTAGGTGTTCTAAATTATAGAGAACGCCTACCAGAAGTCATTAAAGATTCAAGATTAATTCTACATCGAGGTCAATACTTCTTATGTGTTTCAACTGAAACACAAGTAACTCCCACTGAGAGTCAAGGTGGGATTGTAGCCCTAGATCCAGGTGTGCGTACTTTTTTGACCTTTTATTCTCCGACTTGCTTTGGAAAGCTAGCTGATGGAGACTTCTCCCGTATCCAACGTCTATGTCATTATTTAGACCAATTACTCTCTAAGGCATCAAAAGCGACTAGTAGAAGGAAACGCAGGATTAAAAAAGCCTGTGATAGAATGAGAACGAAGATTGACAATTTAATCAAAGAAGTTCACCATCAAGTCGCCAACTGGTTAACTAAAGAGTTTGATGTCATCCTTCTGCCAACTTTTGAAACCAGCAAAATGTCTTCTAGAGCTGGTCGTAAACTCAGTTCTAAAACGGTAAGAGCTATGCTTACATGGTGTCATTACCGATTTCAACAGTTTTTGTTGCACAAAGCAAAAGAACGTAATAAGACTGTTTTATTGGTAAATGAATCCTACACTAGCAAAACGGTTTCATGGACGGGAGAAATCGTCGAGAACTTAGGTGGTCGTAAAAAGATTAAATCACCTAGCACACAAGAATGGATGGATCGTGATCTTAATGGTGCTTTGGGAATTCTTCTCAAAGCTTTGGTAGATAGTCCCATTCTTGACAAAATCAAGAGTGCATTTGTTAACATGTAATTGTACTTGTTAACGAAAAACTATCGGTATTTACAGGATATTCTATGAGTGTATTAGGTAGGATACATCCTAAAGATAGATTGAACTTAAAATGACATTAAATTTTAGGATTAGATAGAATTTAATTTATTTTTAAGATTCTGGAATGCATCATCGATAAGACCACCGGATACAGGTTGAATATTATCACTGGTATTAGATACTGGATTATCTCCAGGATGTGCTAGACCTGCAAAACCTTCAGCTGGTCTACCTTCTCGTTTATATTTTTGAGACAACAGAAATGCGAAACTATCAGCTTCTGTATCACCTAATCCTAGTTTACGACTAGCCCAACGTTTTACAGATTGTTGACCTTGTTGACTAATACCTTTCCCTGGTTTACGACCCATTTCTAAGGGTAGAAAATATTGCTTAGATTGAGATACGATAGCAGTTAAATTTTGTTCATTAGCAAATCTACTAGTCCATCCTTGTCTTAAATTACCTGTATCCGCTGGTGTGGCTGCTACTAAATCAGATTCTAAATTGGCAGCAGTATCATTAAGTATATTAGCTATTTCTTGTCTAGTCTTTTTGTAATATTCTTCAGGTGGTGTTCCCGATGTAGATACAAACTCTGAAGAAAAACTACCACTAACACCACTACTATTATTTCTACGTCTTCTAGGCATTATATATCACCTACCTAGATCCTTGTACTACTACACTAAAGATAATTGCAGTTTTCCAACCTTCTGTGTTGCTAATACCTGTTTGATTGGAATAACTGCTAGGTACTTCTATATCTATGCTACCATTTAATGATAAAGTACCACCAGGATCTATACATGGTGGTGGTTTAGTTAAATATTTATTAATTTTTTCTAGAATAGTGTATACATCATCCCATAAAGCATTCCAATCACTATTAGCTACTGCGATACCTACCATCCATTCAGTGCGATAAACCGATCCAATGGTGGTTTGTACTAGTTGTAGATATCCTTTAGGTGGCTCATTAGGTAAAATAGTGAATTGTGTTGTATCCCAAGCATATACATCTAATAATTCTGATAGTTTAGATTTTAAACTATTGTGTAGTTTTCTCAGTTCCATTTATACTACCTCTACTTTTTCAGATTCATAATCTATCTCTAACATTTTCAAAATAAAATAGAAACTTTTAGGATCTACATCAGATTTTAGTTGAATAGAAAATGAAGCATTACTATCACCATCTGTGACTACTTGACTAGGTAATTTACCTTCTACATCTTCTATCCTAATTTCTCCTTTCCATGTGATTTGGATCACAGAATTAGGATAATTATTGACAGATACATTGACAGATAGAGTATCATTAGGATTAAGGGTAGTGTTATTGAGAGTCACAGAATCAAAATCGTAATTGTATTTATTTTTCTTCACGATAGCCAACATTACCTTGTACCTTGCATCCTCTACTTGAATAGATACAGGTAAGCATTGTGATTCAATACCGTCTCGGATAATATACCAATAGTCGTAAGTACGTATAATGTTTTCTGGGATTGTTCTAGAAATATTCAGACTGAAAAAACCAATAGGAGTGGTATTACCCTGTAAATTTTGCTTAAATAGGTCTAAAGTACCGGGTTTAAAGTCTTCTACTTTTTTCATATCACAATAAGGTCTAGGATCTAAAGTGGTACTACCTACTTTAACTATATACTCTCTATATCCTAAGTTTTGAGATATATCATCTTCTAATTCTGTAAGTCTTACTTCTAAATTTCGTACAGTCATGAATATTTACTCCTATACATTCGGCATTTTAAAAAGTTTAGCCATACCTGCCTCCTCTATATCTCCCATCATATCTAGTTTTGTGTCTTCATAATAGTCGCCTTCTATTTCATCTCTCAATTTATCCATTTCTGCTTCAAATTCCTCATACGTTTTTGATTTATTGAGAATTGATTTCAATTTTTCTTCAAAATTAATGATACTTCTAGATTTAGCCATAATATCCTATTAATAATTTACTTTCTACTGATTATATACATATTGTAAACTAAGGGTTAACCCTAGGGTAATATGTATATATTAAGTCAACATATCGTTTAACTCGTCTGTTTCTACGTCGTATAATGCTTCAGCCATTAGATTTTCAATATGATAGTACTTAGCAGGGTATTCTTTTTTCAAAGCATCAGGATTTTGTGCCCACGCTGCAAATAATTCTGCATGAAATTCTTCATTATCCTCATCTCCATAGGTGGAAACAGCATCAAATTCACCTATATTTTTTAATTCGTTGTTTCTCAGGGAATTATATTTATCTTGTGCCCTATAATGTACTTGATGCCCTGTTTCATGGATTAAAGTGCCTATTGTAGAATTAGTATTAGTAGATTTATCATTTATTGACCAATCTTTTTGTTTACCGCGTTTTTTAAGAGTATTAGCTACACTTTCTGAAGCTTTAGAAGATTGATAATCTCCTTTTATTTCTTGATTTCTTAACATAATGACATTCCCTTGTCCCCACTTAACTGTATAACCATTTGTTCTATCAAATTTAGATGTAGTCCATGGTTTAAAATACGTTGCAAGATTGTTTTTACTACCTAGAATAGCTCTCCTGAAACTATCTCGTACAAGGTCTTTAGTTAATTTTAATTTTTCTGATAAATCTTTAGCATAATTATTTAATTTATCAGTATCATTCAATACATTATTATCAGACTTAAAATCTACTATCACATAATTTTGATTAGATGAAGAAATAAATCGTTTAATTAGTTTCCGTTGTCTCTCAGGTAATTGATCTAAAGATTTCTCTATAAATTTATTGTCAAGTTTTTCATCGTTAGTGCTATAATCTAATACAGGAGTATCATCTAAACTAGCATCAGATTCTTTTAAAATTTTATCTCTTAATTTTCTAGCTTTAGGATTTTCCTTTTCTAAAATACTTCTATAATTATTACCATTTGTGTCTTTATATTTATTCCTCTCTAATTTATTCTTAGTTTCTTCTATTTTTTCATCCAGTTTTTTATCTAGTGTTTGTATTCTTTTAAGGTCATCTGAAATTTTATCTTTCATACGTTCCATCGTATTTTGATTAAAACCAGACTGCTCTAGAAATTCTTCATAAGTGGTACTAGTGCCATGATACTCATCTCTAAGTTTATGATACTCTTCAATTTAAATACACTAATGCCTCTAGGTGGCACTCTTTTTGGGTTTGTATATTCTGGAGTATTTGATTGATCGTATTTTCCTTTTTGTTTTTTCTTATCCCAATTTTTAGCAGGTCTAGTAGTGATTCTCGATCTACAATTTGGGTGAGCTGGTGGTGTTTCTCCTGTAAAACCAGCACCTGAGAAATTTTCATCCATTTCTACAATTTGACCATCAAGAGAACGACAAATATTAGAAGTACGTTTATCGCTTACAGCTTGCCATACCTTTTTAAGACCTAATTCAGGAGATTTATCATTTACTTGTCTATAAGTCTGTAATGCCCCTTTGTTTATTAATTCATTTGATATACTACGACCTATGGTTTCAGCTCTATGAGTAGCTTTTCTCCATATGCCATCACGTCCATTCATTCCCCTTAGACCAGTACCTAAAATGGCATCTATAGTTTGTTGAGGGGTGTTACCTTGGGCTAATCCTACTTGTGTAGCTCTAAGAATCTTAGTTTTTAAATCTTCTGATACTTGTTGAATTAAGTCTGCCATCCTAGCTTTTTCAGCAGATATTGCATTAATGGGTAAAACAGGCATCCATCCATGGAAGTCATCGTCACTTGGTATATTAGCTGACTCTGACAAAATACGTTTACCTTGTCTAGCACCATGATTATATATTTCATCTACTGGGAAATTTTCTTTTGTTTTTTCTGGTAGTTTATCTAAATATTTATCTAGTACATTTTTCAATCTAGCATTGTATACATCATCAGGGTTATTATATAAAGCACTTTTTACATTATTTCTAGCTTCAGCTAAATTTTGTTGTAATACTTTAGCTGACTTATACTCCATCTGTAAATCGTCATCTACGATTCTTTTTAGTATTGTTTTTGGTAGCATATCTAAATTCCTAAAAACTTAATGAGGCTCTATCATTCCCTTGGTCAGCATAACCTGTAATACGTTTCAATTCTTTTACTTTTTCATGGTATACTGTTTTACGCGCTCTATATTCATCGTTTCTAAGTTCTACATTACCAGCTTTCTTGACTAACAAACTATCATCAACATTATCAGGGGATAATTTACGATAGGCTATTTCCACTCTACCTAGTACACTGTCTTTAGTACAGAGTGATTCACCCATATGGGTCAAAATTTCATCTGTATCTGCTGTTGATAAGTTACCTACAATTGATTTTTCCTTTTCAGGAGAGTAATCTAATTGTCTTACGTTTAGAGTTACTGATAGTAAATTGTAATCATTGTAAATGTCTAAATGGAAACTAATTCTCTCTTGTTGTGTTTCAGTCAATGCCATTTGCCAACTTTCCTTTAATTCTGTCTATTTCTACCAATGTTTCTAAACTTTCTAAAATAATATGACGCTTTTCATACATCATATATACTCCAGTCAACCACCACAATAATGCACTATTTAAACAAAATAGTACTTCTCTTTGTGATAATGGATATGGTTTTTTAATGTTTTCAGATTCTAATAATAAGATAAACATTACAATCGAAATTAAAAAGTATGCTAATATTAACATTTTTATCACCTTGAATTTATAGTTTTGATTAAAAAGGGATACCATGATAAGTACCCCTCTTTTTGTATGAAAATAGGCTAAGAAAGGAGTAATTATGAATGAAATTAAGTATTCTTGATGTTTTTGACAACAACACCGGCAGCTTTGGCATCATTAGTCACTAATTGTACATAGGTTTTAACGTATCCTTCTACAAATTCCCCGTTATTTCCTAGAATTTCAATATAGGTACGCATACCATTAGTACGTTCAGCACTACGGTAACCTTGCACTTGATGAATTAGAGACTTATTAGGATCGGGATTAAGAACAGCTAGTTCGATATTGTCCATGTCTAGGAAATATAGACGACCAGAGTCTGCCAAATCACCACTAGCTGATTGAACATTTCTATCCCTTAGCATAGGGATACCCATCCAACCTACATTAGTATAACCTAGACTACCGCTAGAGTTAGCCCGGTTTACAAAATGGGCTGAACTAAGAGACGATAAATCAATACTTTCTAGCATTGCTTTGTATTTGGTCATGATTTTACGGTCAGTAATAGCAGTGAATCGACCCGGTTGCTCAGTAAAACCATAACCATTATTAGCAAAAAAGTCTTCATCAGCTTGATATAGAGAACCAGTAGATAATTCACTAGGGCTACCCCCGTCCTCTAGATCGACTACAGTTGCACGCCAATTAGAATTAGCACCTACCGATCTATCAACACCAGCATAAGTATTGGCATCGTCAATCATACTAATAGTACCTTTGATACCATTAGCGACATCACCTGCAAAAATATCTTGCGCAATACGATCTGCCAAATCTTTTGCAGCGTTTGAAATCTCGGCTTGTAACACATTCCCAAGCATACCAGGTTGACCATTTAGTTGTTCTAGTAGTCGTTTGGGAACTTTAAAAGTAGCCACATAAGTAGACCAATCTAGAGTAGGATTAAGGTAAGTGGTTTGATCGCTAACACTAGCAGAAATACTAGTACCGTCTGCTACTGGACCAGCACTATGGCTAGAATCACCCACACCTTTGATATAGATTTTATCACTAGCTACAGCCCTTTTATTTAGAGCTTGTAGTACGGGATTTGCACGTACCACGTATTCTTGTAAAGGTTCTCTAAAAGTTCTATTTAGTACGTTTTGTAGTTGAGTGTAATCAACTGCCATTTATTTTAACCTCCATATTTAAACATTCTCATCTTTTCACTTAGTTAGTAACTTTTTGTAACTAGGGGTTAAGTATAAATAATCCTAGTCTTTAGATAATAGACCCCTAGTTATTTGAACACCTATAATAATAGGTGAGATATAATTTTAGAGGTAAAAGTATATGGATGAATTGACAGAGATATTATGGTATTTAGTAGGGGACATACCAGAATGCTCTAATCACAATAGTATTTATAGTAAAGATAAAAAGAAAAATTTACCACCTATAGTTAGCCCAATAAATAGATATATTCAAGAGGTGAATAGATTTCTATTTGATGGTGGTTTAAATATTGATGTATCAAATGATAATGAAGAAAAATTGAAAACACAATATTTAGAAGACGTGGTAAATAGAAATGAATTGCAATCTAATCTTTACTCTATTTGGGAAACAGGGGTAATAGAAGGTGAAATTTTAGTCACTGTTAGACTATCTGGTGAATTGTATAAATTTGATTTCTTTAGTAAAAGAGAGTTTAATTATTATTATGATAATCAAGGTAATTTAGATGAAGTAAATATAGAAAAGTTGATATATGATGAAAATGAAGATACATACTATGTATTTAAATTTGATTTAAACAAAAAAGAATTCATAAATTACCCTTTAGTAGAATACAAAGTAGCAGAACAATTTGATTGGAATAAAAATAAAACGGTAGTACCCCATGAGTATAGATTTGTACCAGCAAAAGTAATTAAAAATAGAGTTAAGATTTCAGAAGATAGGGGCATCAGTGATTTTAATCATGCTATTTTAAAACAAGCAGTCTCAGAAATAATGGCTGTATATGATGCCTTGGAAAATGTGCATTTATTTGGTAACCCTTTTATAATTAGTCCCGATCCAGATGATACTTTGGACAAACTAAAGAAAAGAATTCAAGTGTTGACATCAATGCCGGAAGCTGATGCAGGTAAATTAGACACATTGAATTTTAACGCTATTAGTAAAGAACATCTTGACTTCATCGATCAACTTAAAGATAATTTTAATGATTCTATGGGTATCAAATCAAATAATTCTGATATAGGTAAAGATGTTTCATCTCTGACACTGAGAATTCAAAATAGTGCTACAATTTCTAAAGCTGAATCTAAATGGAAAAACTATGTAGACAATGGTTTAAAACCACTATTAGAAAAGGTTTTGTTAATGGCTAATACAGATGGTATCTTATCTAATGTAGATCCTTTAGATACTGAAACCTACAATGTAAACTTGACTAGAAGTAAACCTTATTTTCCCACGTCCCCTTCAGAGAAAGTACAACAACTTAATGTAGCTACTCAACTAGTGGAATTAGGAGTAGACAGGGCAGAAGCATTAAAAGAAACTATATGGTCTGATTTGACTTTAGATGAAATAGAAAGTAAACTATCTGGCAATTTAGACGACATGTCTTCTAATACCCTAGGGTAGGGTCAACCCTTAGTTTGTCCAAGGCTACGATATAGTAGGAGTTAAACACCGTAAGATTATGGCACTAAATAGAAGTTTCAAAAGGATTGAAGATTATCAAAATCTGAAAAATTTACTAGGTTTTGATGATAGTTGGGATATTGGATGGTACTTTTATATAGATGATACAGATTGGTATCTTTATTTAGATGTTATTAATCTAGAAAATGAAAATCTAAATGACCGCATTTTTATTTGTAAGCTATAAAAGGAGTAATATATGCCTAGCGAATTTGAACAACAACAACAGCAAAATACAGAAGAATCTACCGAACAACAGCAAAATACAGAAGTAAGTTTAGAAGAATCTGCTAAACAATTTGAACAGAATTTTCAGCAACAAACACCTGAATCACAAACCAATCTTAACCCTAATGGTGGTAGTGAATCACAGTCTACGGTAGATTCTGAACAAAGTACAGAACAAAGTACAGAAAGTACAGAAAGTACAGAAAGTTCGGAAAATAAAGTACAAAATAGTAATTATAGAAAACAATCTCCTACATGGATTGAAAACAAAGAGAAACAAATAGAACAAGAGAAACAAAAATCTAATCCAGATAGTGAATATATTAATGAACTAAAATCCCAACTTAATGAGCTAAAAAGTGAAATTCAAGAGAACATCATTGAAAAACACGGTGTGCCAGATGAGTTAAGAGAATTTCTACCTAGTGATACCAAAAAACTTAAAACTTTCTTAAATAGCGATAAATATAAAAAGCTCAAAGAAGGGGTACAGATGGTTGAACAACGCAATCAACCTAAAGAAGATGCACCACAACCTGATGGACCCCCTTCAAATCAACAACAAAAATCTAAACCAAATCCAAAAACATTTGAAGAATTAAGTTCGGATGACTTTAGTGCATTTGACGATTTATTTCTATAACCATAAAGGAGTAATATATGCCTAGTGAACAACAACCTAAGACCAAATCCAAACCCAAATCTAAACCACTAGTATTAGATAGTAAAAATAGTGGTATGTCTAACTTTCCGTCCAGTGCTGAATCTAGTTATAAGGAGTTAACAGAATTTATTAACAAGTACTACGATAAAGGTTATCTCTATTACGGTAGTATTGTTAGAGCTATTGGTGGTGAAAAACGAGAGTACTACATTTTTTATCCTATGTAACCCCTAGTTATTACCTGGTACCGTATTTGTGACGATACCAGGTATTTTTTCATGAATCTGCATGAAGTTGCTAAACTAAGTGGTACCAAACCTAGAGTAGTATTAAATGCAATTGAAACTCATTTTCAACAAGACATTAATTATAATGATATATCTTTACAAATGGCAAAAGATATAATAAAATATTTTTACGACAGGGGATTAAGAACAGAAGATGGGTCTAAACTAATAGATATGCCCTATTTGCCTCATGATAAGTATTACCGTGATACTCATATATTTACAGATAGGAAAAAGACAACGCCTGAAAAATCAGCAGTACAACGGTTACAAGAAAAGATAGGTGGCAAAAGAGAAGTTAAAACGCCAGCTGGTAATATTGACCTATTGACAGACGGGGAGCTAATAGAGTGCAAATCTTTCAAAAGTTGGAAATCAGCAATTGGTCAATTACTGGTCTATGGTCTATACTATCCATGTAATACTCTTAGACTGCATTTGTACGGTAAAGCTAAACAATCTCTGTACGATGAAATAGTTAAACATTGCAACAGATGGGTGATTGAAGTTTCTTTAGATGAATACGTAGAATTATATTGACATCTGATTAAGGGCACGCTATACTAGAAATAGGTTGCAAATTTACAACCAAATTTTTTAGACATAGCCTTGACATCCAGTTAAGAGTACGCTATACTAAAAATAGGTTGTAAATTTAATTTCACTCTTGACATCCAGTTAAGAGTACGCTATATTGAAAATAGGCTACTAAAGGAGTTTCATCAATGGCTACTAAACTAAACAAAAACACAGTAGAATCAATCCAATTTACTATTAATAAACTATATCAGTCGTACCAATTAGAAAAAGATCAATTAACTAATCTAGAAAATGAAGTAGAAAATAGTGATTTGCCAAATTTTGATTATGATGAGTTATCAAAATATGGGCTAGATAGTGAATTAGGTATTAAATTGTTTTTCCTAGGTATATATAATCTGTTTATATATGGTAGTATGCGGGAAAGTACATCACCGGATATGGTACGTTTCACTATAAGAAAATTTACTTGGTTTAAAAATCTATTTAGCTTTATGAAAAACTTTACAGATAAACAAGTTGATAACCTATTTTCACTAATTAAAGTTCCCAGTAATATTGGTAAAGATTTAGTGGTTAAAAGTCCCCCGGCTGAAAATACAGAAACATTGAAATCTATTCTACATCACTCTGTTTGGGATGAAATTGAAGATGGAAGCACCAAAAAAGAAGACATTGTAGAAGTACAAAACAATGAAGATATAAATGATTTCAGGAATAAAACCCAAGCAATAGCTGATAGTATTCATGAGAAGTATTTAGCAACTGATGATACAGCTGTTTCAGAAGATGAAAGTTTATTTAAAAATCGTAATAAATATAAACCGATTTATACTAGGCATACAAAACATCTTTTAGAAAAAGAAGAATTAAATCAAGATCATATTACTAAACTTGATGTCAATGAATGGACTGGTAAAAAGGTTATTCGGATCTCTCGTAATACCGATGTTTTTAACAGCAATAACATTTGTAAAGAGCCAGCAACAGGGCATCCATTAAACAACATACAGAGTCTTGAAATTTTAGATACTCCTTATGTATCAGATATGGAAAATGAAGAATGGAATTCATATATTAACCAATTGAAAACTAATACTAATTTAAGGATAAATGATGAAAGTAAATTATATAAAATACTAGATAAGATAGACAAATCAGAAATGTTTACAACAAATGAATGGATTACAGGATGGGAATACGAGAGTAAGAAAAATTTACTATATGCAGCAACATTAAATTGTGTTGAGGATTTACTTTTAAGACGAGCATGGTCTTTTCTATCAAAATTTGAACCCGATATTGATAACACGTATGAAGAAAGTGCAAGTAAATTACGAGAAAAAATTAATCCATTATCGTATAAATTGAAATTCGATAAATTACGTTACCGTAATTGGTTGTTTACAGGTTATCCAATAGGATTAGATGAGCAACCAGATAACAAGATCATCAACAAGATGCTTACTAAAAAGAATAAATCACTTAAGCCATCTAGTCTTAGTCCATTTCATAGACCAAGTGATTACGATTATTCTGGTTTGGCTTACTCTTTAGAAAATAAAAAGGACCAATTAACTTACTATAATGGTTTGGGTACTTATGGGTTTCATTCATTACTAGATAAAAAAGAAGACAATAGGAGTATTAAAGACTGTATAGAAGGTAGTAAAAATCCTGAAATTTACTCCGATCAATATAACTACATTAATAAAGAAAAAGGTTATAATCACCCTCATTACCATGTATTAAAAGAACTTCTAATGATGTTAACTCCTTATGATGGAGAGAACACCTACGATTTAGTTAAAGATTACGCTAAAAAACTAGATAGTAAGCAAATATCTATTGAAGATTTTATGGAGATTTGTTTGCAAAGGAAATTCTATCAAGCGTTTAAAGAATACCAAATTGTGCAAAAGGATGAAAATCAAGTAGAATTAATTAAAGACTTTCTATGTAAGTATGATTTGATGCCTATTACAGGATCTATAGATTACATCCCAGCTATTGAATACATAAATAGGTTTCAAAGTCAAAAGGGATGGGTGATGCCAATTACTCCAGCAATAACTAATACTAAAATCTTAGAACAACTAGTAGACCAAGATACAGAGAATGAGTATAAAGCGACTATAGTATGTCCATTAGAGGATTTGAGCGAATTTATACAAGATTATAAATTAGCAGATAGTTTGAGAAATGAAGTTCTAAACAAAATGAACAGTATTTCAACTTTACCCCCTAGAGATTAAAGAACAACGAGAGAGAGGAAGGAATACATCTAATCTTTCTCTCTCTCCATCTATAAATAGGAGTTTAAACAAAATGAGTAAAAACACTGAAAACACTGAAATCAAAGAAGATGAAAAAATAAATATAGATAATATTGATATACCTACTAATTTAGCTGAAGTTTCAACGCTACTAATTATAATTACTCCATTGATCGTAAGATACGCAATAAAGCCTGCTATCTTAGCTAGTAACTTTGTGAATGCAATGAGTTATTTACTAAGTTTTTTACCATGGTTTGAATCTAAAGTTAGTGATAATCCAATTTTAGGTATAAATAACCATCAAAAAAATAAACTTTATGAAAAAATCAGAGAAGTGGTAAATGAATTGCAATTAAATTGGGGAATGATAGGTATATTACACAATGGAGAAATATCAGACCATGGATACCATTTAACCAAAATTAGATGGGAGTGTATTTATTTTAGATTAAAGGAACCACCTTGGAAAAATTTAGATGATCCTGTACTTATAAGTAGAAAAGCGTACAAAATTTCAACAGATGAAGATGAGAACACTAGACCTGATTATATATTTAATGAGTATATATACCATCTACCAATTTATAAAGAAAATTTAATACTAGGTGTGATAACAATTGGATCCTATGATTTTATCCCACTAAATAAAATGAACAATCACATAGAAGAGATTAGAAAATTTATAGAAGATTGTATAATTTGATTGGAAATAAATTTTCCATAAATTTTATTTATGATATAGTATAGATTAGACTAAGATTCAGTGTACATGAGCGTTTAATAGATTTTTAAAGGGTATTGACAGTAGAGTGTATAGGGGCTATTATGAAAATGTAATCAATAAATCAAGGCAAACACACCATGCTTTACACACTTCACACAAACCCAACAATCCAAATCGAAATCACAATCAATTACAGCAAAACCCTAAGCACAACTGAAGCTGAAGATATCGCGATTAACTCCCTGCTAGAGAAGACTCGCAAAGCTATCAAAAATCAAGCACCTGAACTAATAGACGAAACAGACCAAGATTCTGATGACCCTTTAGAAGACGTTGTAGACGGTATTCTCACCTATAACTCTCCCAATCTAGAAGACCTTTTTACCCTAGATGACCCTGAAACTCAAGAGGCTTTTTTAGACCAGCATTTCGGAGAATTCTTCGACCACAATAAATCGGAAAGCTGGACCGTCTACATAAGCTAACCACCACACACCCCCTAAATTCAGGGGGTGTATTAAGTTTGTATGCCATTTAGGATATATACCACCTGATGTTTAAATTTAAAGCCAAAATGACCCAAAATTTTAGAAGCTATTTAATCATACTAGTATGGTTTAGTTTGTGCCAACTTTATACATTACTAGGATCCTAATAATTAAAATTTATCTATAAAAATTTTTATAAATTTTGTATATCTAAAGGTACCTGTAGTATCTAAATACAGTCATACAGATGGTTTAAGAGATTTTTGGTAAGTGTTGACAGTATGAGACAAGTGTGCCATTATAGAATTGTAGTCAATAAACAAGGCAAACGCCATGAACATTCAACACTATATCACAGACCTTAAAACCAACTACGGAGAACAGCTAAGCAAAATTTTAAAACAGCACTCAAACACAATGTTTATCGCAGACGAAATTCAAGACCTCTTGATAGATGACTCCATTTCAGCAAGCCAAGCACTAGAGATAGCAACGGAACTGAAACGTCAATGTGGCTACTCTGAAGACGAACTGTAACCACAAACTAGGGGGGAAAGGATCCACATTAAAATCTATATTAGGATCCTAATGTGGATCCTAGTGTAGATCTTAATATGGATCTTGGTAATTATACTTATAGTTTATTACTTCTAAAATTTGGCATCAAAATAAGCTTTATATTTGCTTAGGGTTGATACCATATAAAAGATAGTAGATTAACCAAAATGACCCAAAATTTTTGGACTAATGGAAACAAATAAATACCCAGGTGTGTACTTAGGGCATAAAAAAGGTATTTAAATACCCCGGAAACTCCGGGGTATGTGTGTGGTTTAGCTTAGGTCTTTAAGAAAGTGGGCGGCTACACAAGCCTGAGCCTGTGTAATCTCGCCTAAGCAAATTTCATTGTCCCAATACATCCAGATGTCGAAAGCTATATTGAGAGTGCGTGTTTCAGGATTTTGGTTTGAATCCTTGTTCAAAATTTTGCTTAGCTGTTCTCCGTGGTTGGTTTTCATCTCGGTAATGATGTGTTCGTAAGTGATAAACATAATGTGTTGTTTGAACGCTACATTTACAAAATCGCACATTTATTTAGCACTGTCAATACCTATCCTAAAATCCATATAATTCCCTGTATGTCTGAAATTAATTTAGTTATAAGGGTATCATTAAGAAAAATTTATAGAAAATTTATTATGTATAAATAAATTTAATTAGAAATAGGTTGACGTAAAGGGTTGATCTGGCTATAATGTAAATAGCCTATTACAGGTTGTAACCCTAGATTGACAATATGTTTATAAATAGGTAGAATAGAAATAGGTAGTTAAATTTAAATGGAGTATTATGTATAAACCGTTATATAAGAAAAATCAACTATTATATGGTAAAGGGGATGTGCTGGTTGTAACTGGTTGGTCACCAGCAAAAGTAGTATCTAAACATTTAGATGAGTCAAAATATGCAGCTATTGGTAACCTATATTCACCATCTAGGGGAATAGATTTTTTAATTTGTAATCTCCTGTATAATGCCCATATAAATTATGTAGTACTACTGGAAAGTACTAAAGAAGACAAAAACAGCATGAGTGTAGTTGCTGCTGAAAATGCTTTAAAAGGCAATATTAGTGATGCTGGAAATAAGTGGGGTATTAAAAATGACGAAAATAAAGTAATAGGATATTTATCTAAGGAAATACCATACGATAAAATCCAATTACTAGCTAAAAAAGTAAAATCAGTTGTATGCCATGACATAGATAAACTAAAAGAATTAGTGCAAAGTGCTAATATTGCAGTTGACTATTATCCCAGTATCATACGTAAGCCAGAAATAATTAAGTTAAAAGAGCAACCATCTAACATATTACCAGGTGATAAAGTTTCAGGGGTTATTCGAGATACTAAAATCAAGAATGCATGGATCAAGGTTTTAAAATACATTCGTAAAACAGGTATTTTAAGACCTACTGGGTATGATGGCAAATGGCAGGAAACTTACAATTTATCAGTAGTCATTAACCCCACTCATAGGGATGTAGATTATGAACCATGGTTGCCAGTAGATGAAGAATTTATCAAGGATTATGTACCACAAATAATAAATGATGCACCGTATAAAGAGGGTGTAAAATACACCTATGGTCAGAGAATACGGTCTTATTTTGGTTACGATCAAATAGAACAGATTATAAATAAGCTCAGTATAGAACCAGATGCAGCATCAGCCGTTATCGATTTATGGGATCCTGCCGATCACGATAAAGGCGGATCTCCATGTTTGAATCATATATGGGTACGCATAACTGAAGATACTTTAAACCTAAATGCATTATTTCGCAGTAACGATATGTTTGGTGCATGGGTAGCTAATGCAATTGGGTTATGGTATTTACAATTACATATACTAGATGAATTAAATAGTCGCAATGGTTGGAATTTACAGTTAGGTTATTTTAGCACTAACTCCCTAAGTGCCCATATATACGACGATTGTTTCGAGTCTGCTGATGATTTAATTTCTAATCATACCGAAGTAAATATAGATTTCTATGACAGTGTAGGTGATTTTGTGATACAATGGGAAAATAAAGAAATCAAGGTAGAACGTATAAATCCTGATACTAAGGAATTAGTAAAAACCTATAAAGGTAAATCACACAAAAAGTTGATTTCAGAAATTATAGATGATTGTTATTGGTTAGATTCTAGCCATATAGCATACTTATCAGTAGAATTATACAGGTGTTCAAAGGAGAAAAATGGATACACTCAAACTTAAAGAAAAATTAAGCAATTTATCAGACAAACAAAAAGATTTTGTAATCAATTCACTACCAAAGGATTTGGATAATTTATCTGTATATTCTATAGATAATCCAGAAAGTTTAATGATACATCTTATTATACATTTGTATAAATTCACTAAGGAAGATTTAGAAGATACGGGAGCAAAATATGGAATTTGCGATCAACATGCTCAACTTATTATAGGTGATTGTAATATTTTCAAATTCTACGAAAATGATTTACCATCTGATTTTTATGTAAATATGAATAAATATATTAATGAAGATGGAGAAATTAATGAGGAATTTTCCCCTTGTGATTTTAATTCAGTTCAAGTGATCCTTTTACAAGAATTTTATGAAACTGATATAGAAAATTTATCAGAATCTATGCTTTTAATTTACAAACCTTAATCTATTTTGGTAGCGTACCTATTGACATCTAAATATAGGTACGTTACTATGTAAATAGTTTGAAATTAAAGAACTACTATAAATGAAGACTAAAAAAGGTTAAAATTATGAAACCAATGCTAGCTTGCAGTGTAACACCAGATGAAGTAAAGTTACCTTGTGTAATTAGTCCAAAAATAGATGGAATTAGGGCACTAGCGGGTAAAACGGGACTATTCTCTCGTAAACTAAAACTATTGCCAAATAAACATCTACAATTTTTGTACCATCATTTAGATATGGATACCTATTCATTTGATGGAGAAATAACTATAGGATATCCTTGGGAACAAGTAGATTACAACACTATCCAATCAGCTGTAATGAGTCAACACGAGAAAAGTGCAACATGGGTATATAATGTGTTTGATTTATACGACAATGATAGTGAATACTTTTTAGAGCGTTTTGATGAAATAGAAAGCATTCTAGAAGGTAATTACATTGAATCAATAGATGAATACGGTAAGCTAATCATACGTTCTATACCTCAAATTGTATGCCA